CTGTCTGAGAAAATCGCGCTGTCGTCACCTCTTATGTAGCTTTCGATGTCAGTGATGTCGAAGCCTAGTTTCACTAGCACTTCTTTAGCTAGCCAAGTCATCACAGTGTTCCACCCGTTTCCGAGTAGACTTGTCCACCTCAGTCCTGACATCACTCCACCTGTGACCTGGTATATCTCCTTTCGCTCATTTTCTCTCGCTATGAGCACGGCACCTCTGAATCCTTTGAGTATGTTATCACAGATTTTATTGAAGTTGCTGTACTCATCCGGAGGCACGTTCAATCTTGCGTGGTGTAGTAAGTGTTCCACAATGTCAAGCACTTGTTGTAGTGTTGGCTGATGGTCGAAGCCCTTGTAATCAAACGGTAGTCCAAACTTTTTAGCTGCGAGCTCCAACATCCTCAGCATCCTTTTTGTTTGCTCTCCTATTGTCTCGTCGAGTGTTGATCCAGGCCAACTCAGATAGCTGTTATTTAACAAATAGTTCATCCAGGACATCTGCAAGTACGTCAATATGTCACCGGCTACCGCTATCCTCAATTTGCCAAGCTCACTCTTGATCAGGGTTGTATTCACTTGCTGATCCCATTTTTCAGCGTCGTTGGCGAGTGCTTCCAGGTCGACAACAAAAGGCACCATGTTTTTCCTTGCCTTTACCTTTAGGATCTTATCTTTGTATATAAGAGTCACCTTCCCTATACTGGAGCTGCCTGATGTCAGCCATTGCCCACTCGTGATGAAGTCTCGGAAACTGATATATTTTATAGCTTGGTAGTCCATCTTTAGCGCTATCTTTACTGCATCTTTGAAGTTCGTAAATGGCAGGAAAAACTCGTTCCCTCCTTCAGCCAATGCTCTTGCCTCCTCAAAAACGTCGAAACCTGGGAACGGGGGGTTTCTATACCCAACCAGTGTGCCCAATTCGGCAAACTGTAACCATTCAAAGGTTACCTCTTTTGTCTTTACGAAATCATTCAATGCCTTTACAACTTTGAGGTACTCACTTATGTCACCGTTCCAAGCCCCAATTTCCATCATCCTACGCCACCATTTCTCCCCAAACAGTAGTCCTGCTAACACCGTGTTCATCATCCATATATAATCGCCCTCGGCTGGCAACTCTCGCAATATCTTATGAAATAAGTTCCTTTTGCCCGTCTTATATGCATATGTAAACACATCTGCTATTCTGGTCCGTCTAATCCTCATGTCTTTCTTTGTTCTTGGTGGGTATATTCTCGACCATATCTGCTCTACCCCGTCTTCCCCCTTCGCCACTACACTCCCCGCTCGCCAACCTTTTGACGCGAGCAGTTCGTCCACTTCACTTGGGTTTAACCTAGCTCCCTTTTTGAGCCTGGACCTGACAGCCCGTACACATTCAACCCAGGAGAATTTCTTCTTCAATGGGTTAGGTAGAAACGGACCCTCCTCCGCGGAGGTCAGGAATTCAACATCGTTGGGGTTTTCCAGTGATAGGCTCATTGCAGAAACAGCACTCAAGCCAAAAATCTCGTCTACCCTATCGTAGACATATCTCCCGAAAAACTTAAAACCATTTGAAATGGTGTGGATGCTCTCAGTCACCCAGTTGCCCACTCTCTGCAACTGGGTGACTACTCTTTTTTCTCCCCTTCTTTGTCTCCTGACGTTTGTTGGGTGGTGGACGCGGTTATGGCTTTTGTGTTTCGCCGACTGCTGCGCCCCCCGCCACGCAGGATGTCCAATGGTGCTGGTGTCATCTCGTTCCAGAACCAAACTGGCAGGCCAGCAAAAGTGGCTCCTGCTATGTACTGCGTCATGAGTTGATAGTTGTTTAATAAAC